CACGAATCGTGACCAGTGCGAGATCGTGGAAGACCTCGTAACCACCACGCTTAAAAATCACCGTTTCAACCTCGTTGTCGAAGCGTCCCCGAGTAGCGTCAAACGCGACAGAACGTATGAAGCAGAAAGCGACAAGACCCTGTTAAGCGTGCTGCAAGAGCTTGCGAACGTGATGAACGGGCCGGAATGGTGTACATTATGGCGTGCCATCAATGACGGTCATTATGAACCGGTCATGACGGTAGCCGACCATATCGGTTCCACCACGCCAAGCACCACGTTCGACGAAAGCGTTATGACCACGTTTAATCTGCTGGAGGATTACACGAACGGGTACGGTGCTAACGCGGTAATGGCTGTGAGTACGGCTGACGCTGGCGACCGTCCGCAATCCGATTGGATGATCGTAACCCAACCTAACAGGCCCATGCTGGAATATGTGTTCCAACCGTCCACCAACATCACGAACAAGAGTACGCTGAACGAACACGCCAAGTCCTCGTTGTTGCAGATGCAGAACGGTACCCAGACCATCACTATGAGCTTGAGTCTGCTTTCCGCTCCAATAGTGTATGAGGAGTGGAAGCCGGGCGACCTCATATCGTGGACAGTGGAAGAAGACGCCGAGCATTTCCCCGACCATAATCACGGTAAAGCCCGTATCATCGGGTACGAGATAGACTTCAGTGGAGTTTGGACTATCACCCCAACGTTGCAGCAGGAGGACACGAATGCCGAGCAAATTCAAGTTCAGTCTAGATAGCGCGGACGCTACAGCACGCCAGTTCTCGGACATCAAACGCCAGTTGCAGGAACTGCCACCGAGCATCGTCAACAGCGTTAAACCTATGGTCGATCAGATCACGAAAATGTATGAGGAAGTGCAGACGCTGACCAACAATCTTGACCAGCGTGTGCAGGAAAGCATCACTCGCAACAGCTATACCCGTGCCGAGATTGACGTTAAAACTCAGACGTGGAACTGGGGTGTATTGGCTCCCAATCGTGGTGGTACTGGTATCGCCAACGCTTATAACAATGTGTTTGCGTCAGGCTCTTGGCGCGCGGTGTGGGTGTTGTCTGACGGCACTATGGGCACGGCTCAGTCGATTCGTGCAGTGAAGACGGATATCGTGGACGCCGACGACTTTATTCCGGTTGACGCTCTACGTAAGGTGAAGTGGCGCGTATATCGGATGAAGGATGACAAGAACCAGAATCTTGATGATGCTCAGCCGTTGGTCGGTATGATCGCCGACGATTTGGATGAGAACGGGTTGGGGTTCTTCTGCGAATACGATGAAGACGGCACGCTGGTAGGCCTCAACTATCCCATGCTTGGTGTGGCGGCGCTCCGACTCGCTCAACAGGTAGCGGATGACTTGGACGCGCTCAAAGCTAAGGTTGATGCTCTATCCACTGACAAAGATAAAATGGTCGTAGACGATTCGGAGGAATGATTATGGCTATCATCATACACCCGCTTACCGCGAAGAACGGTTCCCCGGAGTATACGGCGGACGATTACAGGCACGCCATCAATCCTCTATTAGTACCGTCCGATGGTACCGCGTTCAACGGTTTGTCCGGCATCCGTTACGGTTCCCCGAGTCCTCTGGTCACGGTGAACGGACTGACTGCTACGGTCAAGCCTCATTGCGGTACCATCAGCCCGTGGGATGGCCTCGGCGCGTACACCTACGCCATCACCACCAATACAACCGTGCAATTCGCAGACTCCACAAACAGCTACAAAATCGCGGTTACGGTGGAAGACCCGTCACAGTCTCACGGTACGACTCCGCGCGGCAAGGTCGAAGTGTTTACTGAGGGTACGCCTGACTCGAATATCAACGGTCTTGTGATTGCCAAGGTGAACGCCGGTGTCGCGTCTGATGCAGCCCCGATGATTCGCAATAACGCGATTCTGATGGCGCGTAATCTTGAACAGCTTAACACCATTGACGCGGTGGACGGGCAGGAGGCTGTGACGATGGCCGATAATGTCCATTATGTTAGAAACGGTGGAATGTGGAAACAGAAGAACGTTGTGATCGACCCATACGCTGGAATAACTTTCACTAGATCAGACGGGCAATTGCAGGTAAACAACGGCATGACGCTAATGCGTATGACGTTTACGCATAACGACTTCGACGGCGCATCTATCGTGAACGATAATAACGGAGCGAACGTAACTAACCTACCCGTAGGCGATTACTCCGTCTACGTTTCGCTGTCATTGTCGACTTCCGCCGGATGGCTGAACCTCAATATCGTTGGTAGCAGTGGAATAACGAATTTAGGCCCGACTGTAAGCGAACAATTAACGGGAGGGGGCGGGTATACCCGATTGAATTTGGCCACGATGCTGAGAGTAACTCAGACGAACACGAAGATACGGGTTTTCACAAACAATAACGTTTCCGGTACCATGCGTGAAAAAGGGGCCATGTTCATAACCCGGCTCGGCTAGTCATTATCTCCGGCCAGTTCTTCAAGTGATGCAATCCGGTCGCGTAGATCATCGGGCAACGACGGTTTAGGATGATTCTCTAAAAATTCCGGTTCGATAATCTCGCAGAATTTTGACAGCCAGTGTCCCAACGCGCGAATATAGCCAGTCTCAAGGTCAATCGTG